ACAAAGTTTTAAGCAAGTTAACAGGAAGTCGCGGACAAAAAGTAATTGTAGCTTTTAACAACAACGCTGAAAGTAAAACAACAGTTGAAGACATTCCGTTAAACGATGCTCCAGAACACTACACATATTTAAGCGAAGAATGTTTACGCAAAATAATGTTAGGACACAACATAACTTCACCTTTATTATTTGGTGTTGCATCAACAAATGGCTTTTCAAGTAACGCAGAAGAACTAAAAAATTCAAGCATTCTTTTTGACAATATGGTTATACGACCATTCCAAGAAGAACTACTTGACGCGTTCGATAGCATTTTAGCGTTTAACGGAGTTGCTTTAAAGTTATTCTTTAAGACTTTACAACCTTTAGAGTTTACGGACTTGGAAAACACGCAAAACGAAGAACAAGTTGCAGAAGAAACAGGAACAGAATTAAGCAAAGTAAACACGGAATTAGAAGAAATATTAGCTCAAGTAGATGCAAATCAACTTGGCGAAGGTTGGATAATGGTAGATGAAAGAGAAGTTGCAGATAATGACGAAGAATTAAACTTACACCTTATAAAAGTTGAATCTGATTTAGAGCCTAAAACAACAATTTTAAGCCGTTTAATTAATTTAATTCAAACAGGAAACCCACAACCAAAATTAAAGAGTTCACAAGACAAAAAAGTAGGTGAATTAAAATACTTTAAAGTTCGATACAAATACACAGGAAATAAAGCACCTGATAGAGATTTTTGTAAAGCAATGATGTTAAAAGAAGATAGACTATTTAGAAAAGAAGATATTGATGCAATGAGTTTAAAAGCTGTTAATCCGGGTTTTGGAGAATTTGGTGGAAATATTTACGACATTTTTAAATGGAAGGGGGGAGCACGATGCCATCATAAATTCTCAAGAGTGACGTTTATGCTTGATTTAAATGCTATTGAAAAAGGTTATGAAGAAATAGGAACACGAGCAGCAGAAATAAAAGGTTATAAAATTACTAATCCATACGAAGTTAGTTTTTACCCGAATAACCTTCCTTTAAAGGGATTTAGTCCAAATAATAAAAACTTACCTTCAGACGTAAAATAATGGCAGAAGCACTTTTAGTAACACGACAAGATTTAACAAAATACACTTCGTTAAACGGAAACGTAGATACGGACAATTTTATACAATACATAAAGATTGCACAAGATACAGACTTGCAAAATTTCACAGGAACAAAGCTTTTAGACAAGATAAAAGCGGACATAATAGCAAATACTTTAACAGGTAATTATTTAACGCTTACAACGACTTATTTAAAGCCGATGCTTATTCACTTGGCAATGAAGTATTATTTGCCGTTCGCAGCTTACACGATTTCAAACAAAGGTGTTTACAAACACAATTCCGAAAATAGTACAAGCGTAGAAAAAAACGAAATAGATTTCTTAATTGAAAAGGAAACACAAATAGCACAACACTACACACAACGTTTTATTGACTACATAAGCAACAACACAAGTTTGTTTCCTGAATACAACACGAATTCAACAAGTGATATGTTTCCTGACACAAACAACAATTACACTGGATGGTACATTTAAGAACATACAAACCAAAGGAAGTTAATATAGTTAAATTAAAGACTTACCTAAATACTATAAAAAATGGGAAGTAGTTGGGGTTCTTTACCTTCGAGAACAAGTCCAAAAGGTGGACAACGTGGTTGCCTATGTAAAGACGGAAAAAGCTATTCTATAAAGTGTTGTAACGGAAGTTTAAGCGCTCAAGGAATAGGAGTTATAGATGGTGTAGTAAATCCAATAGTACCTATTTTTCCTGCTAACACTATTGCACCTGTAATAAGTGGCGCTACGTCTTTAGGTAGTGTACTTTCATCAACAACAGGAACTTGGATAGGAATACCTACACCAACTTTTGCTTACCAATGGCGAAGGGGTGTAACAAATATAACAAGCGCTACAAATTCAACATATACTTTAGTAGTTGGTGATTCAGCACAAAATATAACTTGTGTTGTAACAGCTACAAATACTTTAGGTAGTGCGTCAGCAACAAGTAACGTAATTACAGCACAAACATATTCAGCACCTGTTAATACGGTTGCACCTGTTATTAGTGGAACAACAACACTTGGAAGTGTTTTAACTTCAACAACAGGAACTTGGACAGGCAATCCATCACCTACTTTTTCTTATGGATGGACGAGAAACGGTTTATACATACTTGGTGCAACATCATCTACTTATACATTAATTGTTGCTGATTCTAATGCTAATATTAATTGCGAAGTAGATGCTGACAATGCTTTAAATACTGGAACTGCATTATCTAATACAATAACAGCAGGTAATTATTCAAACATAAATAGAATAACAGAAATTAACGACCAAAGAATAACAGAAAATAATAATAACAGAATAACACAATAAATTATGGCAGATTTAAAAATTAGTCAATTAACCGCAAAAGGAACAACCATAGCGGCTACCGATTTAGTAGAAATTAGTGAAAGCGATGGAGCAGGTGGCTATGTAACAAAGTCAGTTACAGGTGCAAATATTATAGGTTCAAAGCAGAACACTTTAGTCAGTGGCACAAACATCAAAACCATTAATTCTAATTCGATTTTAGGTAGTGGAGATTTAGTAATATCGAGCGGAGTAAGTTCAGTTTCAGCAACAACACCTGTAGTAGCTACAGGAACGACAACACCTGTTATTAGTTTAGCTTCAAATTATGGAGACACTCAAAATCCTTATGCTTCAAAAACTGCAAATAATATTTTAGCAGCACCAAACGGAAGTTCAGGAGTACCTACATTTAGAGCTATTGTAGGCGCAGATATTCCTACACTTAACCAAAACACAACAGGAACTGCAAGTAACGTTACAGGAATTGTAGCAGTAGCAAATGGTGGTACAGGCACAGCAACACCAAGTTTGGTAGCAGGAACGAACATAACTGTTACAGGGACTTTTCCTAATCAAACAATAACCGCTACAGGAACAGCAGGAGCAGTTACACAAATTGTTGCAGGAACAGGTGTTACTATTTCACCTGCAGGTGGTACAGGAATAGTAACAATAAACGCAAGTGGTGGTGGCGGTGGTGGTACAGAGATAGGAGCTTTAATTGGTGGTGGTGTTGTCGTAGCAGTATTTGTTCAAGGTGGAGTTAATAAAGCACTTGTTGCAAGTTTAACTAATTTATCTACTTCTTTACCTTATACAATACCGGCATTTCAAACTACTTTAATAGGTGCTACTGCTCAAAGTTATTCAGATGGTCTTACAAATACTAATGCAATTATAGCACAAACAGGAGCGGCTGCTACTACAGCTTATGCTGCAGGAAGAGCAAGGCTTTTTGCAGATGGTGGATTTTCAGATTGGTATTTACCTTCAATTTGGGAATTAAATATGTGTTATAATACAGCAGCTTTAACAAGTAGAATTGCAGGAGTTACTTCATTTGTTTCCAGTGGCTTTTATTCAAGTTCTACAGAAGGTGGTAGTAGTTTTCAGTTGGCTCAGGATTTCTTTAATGGTAGCCGAGCTAACTACGGTAAGAGCAATAACTTCAATGTCCGAGCAGTAAGAATACACACAATTTAAATAAATTAATATGAAAGTACAAATAGGATATTATAACGAACAAGGGACTTATATAGAAGAGCTTGTAGATGTTATTGAAAAAACAACAGAAGAATTAATACAAGAGAAAGAAGCACAGCTCTTAGCTATGTATGATGAGTTGAAAGCACTTAAAGGGTAATATATGAAAAGTAATTATTTAGCAAGTCTTTATTTTATTGCGGGGTTTTTAACTTCGTTTTCTTTGATTTGTCAAGGCACAGAACCTTACATTAATTTGGCAGGTGTTACTTTATTTTTTTACTTAACTTTCAGTTTAACTGAAGCACTTGAAGAATTAGGATTATGAGACTACAATTATATTTATTACTTTACACAATTAAAAATTCCGCATTGAAACTTATAACAATTTGCTTTTCGTTTTTTTTACCTATTAGCGGAATACTTGGACTTTTATTTGCGTTGATATTGTCGGACACGGCAACAGGAATTTGGAAAGCTAAACACCTAAAACAAGAAATAACATCACGCAAACTTTCAGCAATAGTTTCTAAATTACTTTTATACGAGTTAACGGTTATAATGTTTTACCTTATAGATTACTATATTTTAAACGACATAATTTTAACGTTCTTTTCAGTACCATTAATGCTTACAAAAGTTTTAGCGTTGGTACTTGCTTCAATAGAAGTTATGAGTATAAACGAAAATTACAAAGTAGTAAAAGGAATAGACATTTGGCAGTCGGCAAAGTTATTATTTGCAAGAGCAAAAGAAGTTAAAGACAACATTAATAAATTAAAATGAATTTAAGCGCACACGTTACGTTAGCAGAATTTCAAGATTCATCAACTGCAACAACACACGGAATAAACAACAAAATGAACGAGTCGCAAATTGCGTCCGCAAAACTTTTGTGTGAAAATGTTTTTGAACCTTTAAGAATTCACCTAAACACACCTATTAAAATTAGTTCGGGCTACCGTTCACCACAATTGAATAAAATGATTAAGGGGAGTTTATCAAGCCAACATTGTAAAGGTGAAGCAATGGACTTACAAATAGGCGCAAAGGGTTTTAATTTTATCAAAGACAAATTAGAGTTCGACCAACTAATTTGGGAGTTTGGAAACGATGAAAATCCTTCGTGGGTTCACGTTAGTTTCAGTTCTAAAAATCGTAAACAAGTATTAAAAGCAACCAAAAAAAATGGGAAAACTATTTATTCTAATTATTAGCATTTTACTTTATTCGTGTTCGGCTCAATATCACTTGAACAAAGCAATAAAGAAGGGTTTTAAATGCGATGAAACAGGCGATACAATTCGTATTACAACTTTGGATAGTATTCCGGTAATTGTAAACGACACAATAGTTTGGGAAAAGTTTATAAGCACTAAAGACACGGTTATACAATACAAGAATGTTTACGTTCCAAAAACACGAATACAATTAAAACGTGAATACAAAATAAAAGTAAAAACTATCTACAAAGACAAGGTAGTTGAAAAAGCACAAGCACGAGCTGAAGGTAAAAAGAACAGACCAAAAGGAAATTTAAACCTTCTTTTTGTAGGTGTTGGAATAGGTTTATTGCTTTCGTACTTATGGAAGTATGCAAAAAAATCATTAATCTAAATTTTTATGGCAAATAGCAGCGCAAGGTTTCGTTTAAAACAGGACGAGATTGAAATACTTATGCAGTACAGGGGAATAAAAAATGCAACCGATGAAGCTGGAGTTGATGACAAAGACGTTAAACACGGTTGGCTAAAAACAAAACAATCTTCTTTGTTCTTTAAGAACCCAAACTTTAAAGCTGAAGAACTAAACGAGATACAAAGAATAAAAGACGAATGTATAAAAGAAGTAAAGTTATACGCACCGAAATACCACGCAATAGAAACAATAAAAAGCGAAGACACGCATTTATTAGTAATTGATATTGCCGATTTGCATATTGGAAAACTTGCAACAGCATTTGAAACAGGCGAAGACTATAATTCACAGATAGCCGTTAAACGTGCAAAAGACGGACTACAAGGCATTTTAAACAAAGCAAAAGGGTTTAATATTGACAAAGTATTATTTGTTGCAG